AGCTCCTCTGCGGTGTATTGCTCTTTAACTTCTTCAAGATCCAAAGCATTCAACATGTTAGTAGCCTTAGCTCTGACCTCCCCACTTTCAGATTGAATTTCAGGGAATAATTTAGATTCAATATTAGTCCAAGTAGGCAAATCTTGTAACACGCCACTAATCGGCACCTTATGTGCGCAACAATAGGCATCTACTAACAATTTCCTGAAATTGTGATGTGTATCTCTGTCTAAATGGAAAAATAGCTCCCATAATGCGGATCTAATCGTAGATAACTCTTGGTCAGCCACAGATTCTACCTGTGAAGGTGTGGTCCATTGCAAACATTTGTAAATAGAATTCATATTCAATTTAGCATTGTGCACCTTATGAACAGGGTCCCAGACCCAAGTTCTTCTCAGAAATGACATTTCATCTCGAGTAACAAATTTTGTCATAACCCCAGCTTTTGAAGCAGGAGTGACTTTCATATTAAAGTGTTCGAGACATTTATCTCTGTAGACAAAATTATTCAAATGTTTTGCCGCTAATTTGGACAGCCCATTGAGAAAATCATCACCATAGGTTAAGAGCATCGTTTCTTTGAAAAAGCTGGTGTCCCACAATTCAGGTATTGTATAATAAATGTACATCTGCATGAGGACAGCTCTCAATGAATTATCCTCTGCGGTGCCATATTTCCCACTAGGTTGAAGCCCAGGTTTAGAAAAGATGTCACCATTCATATGTACTAAAGTAAATAGTGCATCGGATAAAATACCTTCTGTCATTCTCAAAGCCTTGGTGTTGTATCCAAAAGCTTTTAACACTCTGAGTACGACACTTGCTGCTGCGTGAGCGATACCAAATGGATTATTCACATCAAAATCAGAATAATCTCCCTCAATGATATTATTAGAAAAGGCTCGCATTTCCTCATAAATGGCATTTGCGTCTGAATGCATGTTTACACCGACAGAGGTGCGAAAGACCTCACCATCTTCAACCATCATAGTATAAAAAGGAGCAAGAAACATTCGACTGACAATAAGATTGTCAAGGGAAGTCATGTAAAAAACACGAATCTTACCAATGGCATTCTTTTTTGCATCTCTAGGTTCATCTTTCAGTGATGTCCCATAAATAAAATTTGCAGAATCTCCATTCTCATACGTTTCAAGTATTTCATTGATACGTGTTTTAAGTTCA